ACAAAGAGTATGGTACAGTAGAAGGCATTATCAAAGCCGCAACTGAGATTGGACTTGCTAAAGACTTTGGTACAAACTATTGGGAGGATCCTGCTGGACGTATCCAAAGCATCAAAGACAACAGAGGACAGAACACAACTGGTTGGGAAACATTTGATAGAGTGCTGTATGGTGGATTTAATCCAGGCGAACTAAACATCTTTGCAGGTGGTAGTGGTAGTGGTAAGAGTTTGTTTATGCAGAACTTGGCATTGAACTGGAGTTTGCAAGGCAAGAATGTTGTGTACATCAGTTTAGAACTTAGCGAAGAACTTTGTGCTATGAGACTGGATGCTATGCTTACAGGTATGAGCACCAAAGACGTTATGAAAAATAGCAGTGACGTTGAACTACGTGTTAAGATGGCCAGTAAAAAGGCTGGTAGACTACAAGTAATACAAATGAAAAATGGTAGCACTATCAACGACATCAAAGCATATTTGCGAGAATATCAAATACAACACAACTTGCATGTAGATGCACTGTTGGTAGATTACTTGGACTTGATGATGCCAATTACTGTTAAAGTAAATCCAAGTGATCAATTTATTAAAGATAAATTTGTTAGTGAAGAACTACGCAACTTGGCAACTGAACTGGGCATACTGTTTGTAACAGCATCGCAGTTGAACAGAAGTGCAGTTGACGAAATAGAATTTGACCATAGCCATATTGCAGGCGGTATTAGTAAGATCAATACAGCAGATAACTTGATTGGTATCTTCAGCAGTAGAGCTATGCGAGAAAGAGGTAGGGTACAAATACAGTTTATGAAAACACGTAGTAGTAGCGGTGTTGGAAGTAAACTGGATCTCAAGTTTAACATGGACAGTTTGAAAATTGAAGACTTGGATCCAGACGATCAAGAAGATGAAGGTGCAGTAACCAGCATCTATCAAAAACTAAAAACAAAAAGCAGTGTAGCACCAGCAGGTGAAAGTGTTACAGAGAATAACATGGACGCTGATCCAAAAGTTGATGCTACAGATAGATTAAAAAGTTTGTTGAGGAAAAGCGAGTGATCAGATTAGCAACTGAACAAGAATTAGAACACATTAAAAACGATCCAGTTAGACCACATATTAGCAAAGAATGGCGCACACGCAGCGGCAGAGAAGTTTATGTGTTGGAACGTGATGGAGAGATTGCTGCATGTATATGTGTAGCATTCATGGACGAAGTGCCTACTAGCGAAATAGATATGAAGTGGGTAGGATTAAATTGTGCAGTATTTTATACTGTATGGAGTTATCAGCGAGGAGCAGGAAGGGAAATAGTAAATGGAGTAGCAGAGCGAATCAAACATCAACGGCCTTGGGTTAAAAGATTTGTTACACTGAGTCCGCTAACAGAGATGGCAAGAAAATTTCATATAAGCAATGGTGCTAGATTTGTAGCCAAACACAGCACCTGTCAAAACTTTGAGTATGATGTGCGCTGAAGCAAAGGTGCAGTCGACCTTATCTATATCTATTATATGATTCCGAACAGCAAACACGATGTATAATTTGAGTCATTAATATGAGCCTAGTTGAGCCTGTGTTGTGTGTTTGCATTGCCATTGATGGTTTGCTCTTATTTTTAATGGTTGGTCCTATGTTGAGAATCAATTTCTCTGCAACTGCCATAAGTGCTTGTCACCAATGCTCCAACAACAATATTTACTAAATACTACTAAGATGAAGCGTAAAACAAGATCATTATTGGAAGAAATTAATGCTATGTCACCAAAACGTGACAAAAAGCATATTGTTGAGTCAAATGCACAACAAGTGATTGTTACAGCGATAAACTTGATCAATTTGATCAATGAAAGTTTTGATGTTGAAACAGCCGCAGATTTAAACAAGCGTTTGATTAACAGCATAAGAACCAAAGATCCACGCAAGTTTCAAAGAGGAATTGGTAAAGTAAATGAAGATATCAGACATACTAGGCGGAACTAAGAAACGTAAAAAACGTGGAAGCCGACTAAAGAGAATAAGACAAAGAAGTTTATTTGATAATGCTCCTATTAAAGAAGGCGGCAATATATTCCCCGATAGTGTGAGCTTTGATCACAAAATAATTCCTCAAATTATGAAAACTGTAAACAGTGTATTACAAAAAACTGGCAGTACTGCTATTCCAATTGGCAGTGGAGCAACTCCAACTCCTGGCAAAGTAAGTGGAGACTTGGATATGATTGTTGATGTAGATCAACTCAAGCAACACTTCAATATGGAAGATCAGCCAGACAAAGTTATTAGACAAAAGCTACGTCAGGTGTTTGATCTAGCAGGACTCAATACAGGACAAAGCGGTACCAGTGTACACATTGAAATACCTGTGGGCGACAACACACACCAAGTGGATATTATGGTTGTACCCAATGCTGATAATGCTGCAAAGTTTCATACACACAGTATTCCACAAGGATCAAAATGGAAAGGTGTGAACAAACAGATTGCACTAGCAAATATTGCCAAGAGCAAAAATATGTTATGGTCACCTTACCAAGGATTGTTTAACAGAGATGCCAATGGTAAAAAAGCAGAACTAATTACCAACAACATTGACGAAGTAGCACGTACACTATTAGGCCCAAATGCCACAGGAAAAGACATTGGCAGTGTGGAACAAATACTAGCCGCATTGGGTAAAGAAGCAGGCGATGCACTACTTGCTGATCTTCGCAATGATCCAAATTGGAAAGAACTTGACTAATGAGAGCCAATCAGTTTTTAACAGAAGCCACACAAAAAGGCAGAGAGTATAATCACTTAGAAGATTTAGTTACATTTGAAGGTAGCAAAGGCGCACTCAAAGCCGCAGAGATACTCACACGCCTAGGTCAAGATTCAAAAGATGTCAGCATCAAATGGGACGGTAATCCAACATTGTTTTGGGGTCGTGAGCCCGACGGTACTTTTGTAATGACTGGTAAAAATGGCTGGGGTAAAAACAAAACAACCAGCAGTGGTGCTTTAGCAGATTTTATTATGAACAGCGGACAAGGCGAAGATTGGCGCAAAGACTTCGCAGGAGACATGGCAAGTGTGTTTGACACATTGGAAGCCAATACACCTGCTGATATGCGTGGATATGTGTATGGAGATTTACTGTATACACCACGTAAGCCTTTTGCAAAAACAGAACAAGGTATACAGTTTACACCCAATAAAGTCACATACACAGTTGATCCCAACAGCAAACTAGGACAACGTATAGCAAACAGTAGTGTGGGTATTGTTGCACACACATACCATGACGCATTTGGTGACAAACAAGGTACACCAATCAAAGATACCAACAGTGTTAACAGCAATGATGTAGTAGTACTAGGACAAACCTACGTAACACATCAACCCAAAGTTGATACAAGTGCAGTTCAAGATATAGTTAGTACGGCAAATGCGAACGCACAAATAATAAACAATTGGTTAGCGCCGGAACAGGGACTGAGTAGAAAAGATGCAATACTCTATAACTATGTTAACCAAATGACCAAGCAAGGTAAGTTAGACCAACTCAGGACAGGATTTTATGATTGGCTAAAAACCAGCAAGGTCAGCCAAGGACAGCAAGCAAAACTGATGGCAGGAGACGACAAAGGTTTAGATGCTATATTGGATCTTGTGGTAAAGATTCAAACTATTAAAAATAATTTAATTGACCAATTAGACAATGCAGGCAGTGATGTTACAGCAACTACAAAAGGTCAACAAGGCGGTGAAGGATATGTTGCTACTAGAGATAAAATCAAACTAGTGCCACGTCATCGTTGGACTCCAAATTAAGGTAAATACTAGTATGGAAAAGTATACAGCAAAACAATGGGCAGAGATTGAAGGCGGTCACACTATGAGTGAAGATAAAAAGTCACAGTATGGATTTATTAGTGATCTCAATGAAAGTCGTTTGTTTAGAACCAAGCAACGTGTAGAAGGCAGTAGCAGTAGAGATATGGCTGATCTTGCATTTATGAACATGCTTAGTTTGTATATTATGAGTCATGATTATGATATGGCTCCTGCTGCAAAAGAATATGCTCAGCGCACAATGAAATACGGCAATAATTTTAACTATCAACAAGGCGGCACTGATTTACACGTAGCACTTGCAAGTCTTAAAAATGGAATGAGCGATGCTGGTGCAAAAAATCAAATGCAAAATACTAAATTTAATTTACCAGAAATGCAAATAAGACAGTTCTTAAACAACATGAAACAGGGTAGGACTATATCAAGTCCCGAGACTTTCTTTATGAGATTGGAAAGAGGTCTAGACATTCAAAACAGCAACTACAGAAGCATTAGACGATTAGCACAAAATTGGCCTAGACTCAATAACATGCAAAAAAGTTTGGTTATAACAAGAATGAATCAATACTTTAGAAATAAAGCACTGAGAAGTGAACTGTACAGTTACATCAGAGACATTGGACGTACACAGGGTCTAATGATTAAAAATGCAGGTAATGCAGAAGCACCACGTATGCGTGGCAGTGACACATTAGCAAAAATAGCAGGTGCAACAGCAGCAATAGCTGGAGGTTATGCACTGGGCAGAGGTATGATGAAAGGCGCTGTAGGAGATGTGTCTAGTGGACAAAAAACTATATACAAGTCCACTGACAGATGAACTATACTGCCTTTAGTTTGGTTGACATAACACAAACAGATGTAAATCGTAACAACAATTTACAATTTAATCAACAACAGAATCTAAACACACTAGTACAAAGTATAGGACTACGCAGTCAGCCAATTAACACCAAGGTGAAGGTATTAATGGCACAAGATGTAGTTGATTATGGCTTTGGAAAACAGTATCAAGGACTACATACTGTATGGAGATTAGACTTTAGTATAGAGCATAACAATGTCTTCTATAATAACGGCGATAAATTCTATTATTTGAAAAACGACTGTGACGGAGTTGCTATATATACCGGATTAGAAGAAACAGCAGAGATCAAAACCAAAACATTTGAAACATTAGATAACAAACTAGTAAACATGTACTTTAAATTTAACCAGGATGTATTATAAATACACTGTAGGCAAAAAACTTAGGCTCAATAAACAGGCAAATAAAATACTAACTGAACGTCTTCCGAGAAGATGAAAGAATTGTAAAATTTATGTCAAATGGAACTACTACGCTAGAGCGTACAAATTTAGAAGCCCACGTTGATCTTTGTGCAGAAAGGTACAAGGGATTGGAAACACG